TACGAAGCGGCGTAGGAGTACGCACTGCCGGTGCCGTTCACATAGGCGAAGTACGTCGTGCTCGCGACATCGCGAAGCCTGTCGGCAAGCCAGTACCATTCCCATT